TCGCGTTTACATCGATCCTTATACAACTGGTAACTACATGACTATCGGTTATAAGGGTTCGAATGCATTTGACGCTGGCATCTTCTACTGCCCATATGTACCTCTGCAGATGGTACGTGCTGTTGATCAAGACTCTTTCCAGCCAAAGATTGGATTCAAGACTCGCTACGGCATGGTCGCTAATCCTTTCCACACTGGTGCTGGTTCTACTGCTGGTACGTTGACTGAAGACTCTAACGTCTACTACCGTCGTACAGTAGTTGCTAACTTGCTATAATAAAAAGATCCGTAAGGACATTTTTGGAGAGGACTTCGGTCCTCTCTTTTTTTGGCTTGACAAAAGTGAAATTACCCGTTACAATCAAATAGTCGCTTTTGAAGGTATATAAATACAATAACAACCCCTGAGAACATACTATGGAAGATAAGCAAAGTACATTTGAAATGAGTCTGAGAGTTCTCGGTAACGAATTCATAGGGTTTAAAATTGCTGTTGATGATTTTAAAACCAAATGGTTGGTGTTAACAATACTAGGCACTGCTGGTCTCTCAGCAATTGTTGCTACTTTCGGCGAACCAATTAAAAGTCTTATGATAGGATAATCATGACGAATCCTCTAAACAAAAATATGCTATCACCTGTCGGGTTCGATTTTTCAATCCGAAAAACCCCAGACATGCATTTCTTTATTCAATCGATCGTTCTTCCAGGAATTACTCTGGGCACTTTCGATATACCTAATCCCTTAAAGAAAGTTCCTATGTATGGAGATCATATTGAGTACGGCGAACTTGAAGTCACGTTTAAGATTAATGAAGATATGACAAACTATTTGGAAATTTTTGACTGGATTACTGCTATTGGTTTCCCTGATAATTATGGTCAACACAAAGCGATTAGAGATGTTACAGATGCATCTGGCGAAGGAATATTCTCTGATGCTACTCTTACCATTTTATCTAGCGCAATGAATCCAAACATTCAAATTACCATTACAGATTTGTTCCCTCTTAGTCTTTCGCCCATTACGCTAGATACTCGAGACACCAACATTGACTATATTGAAGCAACTGCTTCTTTTAGATTCCAGAATTATACCTTTAAATCCCTTTAAATCTGTATAAATCTATAGTATAATAGTTGTTCCATAGGGAAGGAGCATCTATGAAACTTGAAGAAATACATGAAGCATGGGCGAAAGACTCGCAACTTGATCAGATAGAGTTAGACGGCACTGCTTTAAGTATCGCGAAAATGCATCATAAATATTATGAAATTTTATCTAAAGAAAAACTGGTTCTAAGGAAATTAGAATCAGAAGCAAAGGTATTGAAACTCGAGAAGTACGAGTTTTATACAGATGGTCCAACGCAAGACCAAATTGAACGCGGATGGAAACTACCAGCAAAGGGCAAGATACTTCGCTCAGATGTTGGTATGTATCTTGACGGCGACTCAGATATTATTTCAATGAACCTGCGTGTTGCTTATCAGCAAGAAAAAATTGATGTACTTGAATCCATTATTAAGACCATCAGTAATTTGGGATGGCATGTAAAGTCAGCGATAGACTTTAAGAGAATGCAAGCAGGTTTATGACAGATATTGTAATTGACAAAGTGAATGAAGTTTATATCCGCGTCACGATGGATGACATGGGTATTATGAAAGAACTTTCTGACTTCTTCACATTCTTTGTTCCTGGATATAAGTTCATGCCAGCGTATAAGTGCAAGGCATGGGACGGAAAGGTGAGATTGTATAATGCAATGAATGGTACAATCTATGCTGGACTAGAAAAATATGTCGAGCATTTCGCCAAGGAGCGAGGATACACCTATGAATACAAGTACGATAATTCTGCGGTCAATTACTCTATTGTCGAAGCTAAAGAGTTTCTTAAAGAACAAAAGTTTACACTTGAACCAAGGGATTATCAGATCGCTGCTTTCGTTGATGCAGTACGTTACTCTCGTGGTCTATTTCTTTCTCCCACTGCATCTGGCAAATCGTTTATTATATACATGATACTTCGGCATCATTTAAAGCAAACGCTGATCATTGTTCCTACCACAACTCTCGTACATCAAATGTATTCTGACTTCGCCGACTATGGTTTTAAGTCAGACAAATACTGTCACAAAATTTTCTCAGGACAAGATAAAGACACCGACAAACCAGTTGTTATTACTACATGGCAGTCTATCTACAAACTCCCTAAGAAATGGTTTGATAAATTTGATGTGGTAATTGGTGACGAGGCGCACCTGTTTAAGTCGAAGTCACTATCAAACATCATGGGTAAACTTTCTGACTGTAAGTATCGCTATGGGTTCACAGGAACTCTGGACGGTACGAAAACGCACAAGTTGGTACTTGAAGGTTTATTTGGTCCAGTCAATCAAGTGACTACCACGAAGAAACTGATGGACGAAGAACATCTTGCAGACTTTGGTATTAAGATTCTTTCCCTCGGTTATTCTGATGAAAATAAAAAAATGATCAACGGAATGACTTATCAAAACGAGATTGACTTCCTAGTATCACACGAGGGTAGAAATAAATTTATTAAAAACCTTTCTCTATCTTTAGAAGGCAACACACTTTTATTGTTTCAATACGTTGACAAACACGGCAAACTGCTTTATAATATGATAAAGGATGCCGCTGGTGATAGGCATGTTTTTTTTGTACACGGAGGCGTGGGTGGTGAAGAGAGAGATCAAATCAGGCATATTGTTGAGAACGAAACAGATGCTATTATCGTGGCAAGTTATGGCACTTTCTCAACTGGCGTCAACATACGAAACTTACATTCTGTTATCTTTGCCTCTCCTTCTAAATCTAAGATTCGCAATCTACAGTCAATAGGCAGAGCGTTGCGTAAATCTACTACAAAGGATAGAGCAACTTTATATGACATCGCTGACGATTTGACTTGGCGAAAGAAACTAAACTTTACTATGAGACACCTACTAGAGCGCGTCAAAGTTTACGATGAAGAAAAGTTTGATTACAAATTTTATAAAGTAGGCATCGAATAATGCAACATGTAGTGATCCGATTAAAAGATGGTACTGACGTAATAGGAATATTACTCAACGAACGAGAAAAAGGTATTGACTTGGCCGATGCTTGTATTTTAAGATATGGATTTAAAGATACTGCTGGATATCCTTCTATCATGTTAATGAAGTACTGCGCGGTCAGCAGAAGTTTTGATGTTTACTTTAAACGCGAAGATATATCGCACACATTTTATGACCCAGTACCAACGTTGGTTAATTATTTTGAAAAAACAATTGTCAAAATAAAAGAGAACTATTCTCGTGCTTTTGACAAGCAAGACAACAGTATGATGGATGCTTTAATAGATTATGATTATGATTATGATACTGTAGAAGAAATGCAAGAGCAGGAAGAATTAATTTTGGCAATGGCAGAAAAGTTTTCAAGTAATACAACGATACAATAAGGATTATATTATGGCAGAGTATATTAACAACAAAGAATTTTATCAACTTCTAGTAGAGTATGGAGATTCTTGCAAAGCAGCAGAGGCAGAGGAAAAACCAACGCCAAGGATACCTAATAAGATCGGCGAAGCATTTATTCTGATTGCAACTAAATTGTCTAACAAGGGCAACTTTGTTGGATATACTTACAAGGATGAAATGGTTTCTGATGCGATTGAGAATTGTGTAAACGCAGTCCACAGTTTTAACCCTGATAAGTCTAAGAACCCTTTTGCCTATTTTACTCAGATCGTTTGGTATGCATTCCTTCGGCGTATTGAAAAAGAAAAGAAGCAAACTTATATTAAGTATAAGTCTCTTGAATCATTTATGTTAGAGTGTAATCTTTCCGAAGAAGAAGGCGATCCGTTTGCTAACTTTGATATTGCTAACGAAAAAATGATTCCGATTCTTGAGAAGTATGAAAAGAAAAAACCTGCAACAGTTAAACCGAAAGGAATTGAAAAATTTGTTGAGGAATAATATAGTATGAAGATTGCTTTAATCACAGACCAGCACTTTGGAGTTCGAAATGACTCATTACACTTCCATGACTTCTTTGCTAAGTTCTACAAAGAATTCTTTTTCCCATATCTTGAAGAACAAGGTATTGATACCATTATTGAGTTGGGTGACATATTCGATCGCCGGAAGTATGTTAATTTTGA